AGATGAAATGATGAACCTTTTAGTTAAAGTAGATACACGCCAGGAAGAATTGTATCATAGAATTGGAAGAATAGAAAAGCACTTAGAAAGATTAAATGGTAAAGTTGCAGAACAAGAAAAGAAATTAACTTCGTTATGGAGTTATGGAGTGGCTTTTATATTTATAGTAAGCTTTGGAATTAACTTAATTATGAGGAGTTTTTAAATGAATGCAGTAGATTTTATAGTAATGAATTGGGAATGGTTTTTGCTTGGTTTTATGGTGGCTGAAAAATTAGTCAAATTATCACCAACAAAAGCAGACGATATTTTATTAGATGTCGTTTGGGATAGTATTAAAAAAACAGTAGGAAAGAAATAATGTTAAAAAAACTAATTAGAAGGCTTGTAAAAAAGCACGGAATGAAAGGTCTATTAATTAAAGTAGGTGATTGGGCAGTTTCTGCTTCACCTAATAAAGAAGATGATAGAGCCTGGGACGAAGTAGTTAAGCCATTTATTGAAGACAACTTTTAAATGATAAGCTTAGATCAGATAAAGTCTTTGATCAACCAAACTTGTTTTGAATTAGGGGATAAGTTTTGTTCAGATTCAGCTACTCAATTAATATTAGAAACAGGATTAGTAGAATCTAAATATAAATATTTACGTCAATTAGGAGATGGTCCAGCCAGAAGTTTCTGGCAGGTAGAACCAGCCACAGCAGTTGATAACCTTGCTCATTATTTAAAGCATAGATCTTCACTTATGCATAAATGTGCCGAGGTAAGTTTGGTAGATGTTAAACATTGGCAGAATTTTAGTGAGCCATTATGGGCAGAAGTATTAGAGAAGAATATTTCAGCAGCTATTATTCATTGCAGATTAAAGTACTGGAGAGTACCAAAGAGGATGCCGAATACTTTAGAAGGGAGAGCCAAATATTGGAAGCAATATTACAACTCTGCTCAAGGAAAAGGATCGGAACAACACTATATGGAAACCATAAAGGATTGGATGAGAGAATGATCACTAAAACAGCAATCGTAATTCCTGACCAGCATTTCCCTTTACACGATCAAAAAGCAGTTAATTGTGCCTTAGAGATAATTAAAATTGCTAAGCCTGATATATTTATTAATCTTGGCGATGTCGGTGAATGGGAAACAGTAAGTGCCTGGAGATGGAGAGATAAGAAGCAACCACCACTTGAATATCAACTTCCTTTAATAGATGAAGAAATTGAAGCAGTTAATGATGGAATAGATCAATTTGATAAAGTATTAGATGAAGTAGGTGTTAAAGAAAAGCATATCTGCGAGGGGAACCACGATTACTGGCTAAATAATTTTGTTACCAAGTATCCATATTTACAAGGCTATAAATTTAAGAACGCTTGCTATTGGAATAAACGAGGTTACAAATTTCATTCAATGAATAGACCTTTAAGAATTGGCAAATTATCTTTTATTCATGGAGCTTATGCAACTATAAATCACGCTAAAAAACACGCTGAAATTTATGGGAATTTAGTATATGGTCATACTCACGATATAACTTCCTCTGCTATTGGCAGATTAGATGGAACTGTTAAGGCTTGGAGTTTAGGAAATTTAAAAGATATGACTGCTGAAAAGAATGAGTGGTTAAAAGGGAGAATACATAATTGGCAACACGCTGTTGGGCATATAACTTGGTTTAAGAATGGTAATTTTAAAGTTGAAGTAATTGATATTGTAAAAGGTGTAACAGCATTTAGAGGAGAAGAAATCAATGGATAATTATGTAGAGAATTTAAACAAGATTAAGGAATTAGCTGAACAAGTAAAAGTTTTAGATCTGTTAGATCCTTCAAGTAAAGTCGTTAATATTATGACTGAAATTATAGAAAGATGTAGAGATATTCCTGAATTAGAAATGATAGACAATAATTTTATTAATATGGATAATTTTGAGGCAGAAGCATGAGCACATATTTAGAAGCCCTTTGTACCCAAGAAGATATGCAATCAATATTGCCTTCGCTTGGGGAATATAATCGCAATACAGTTTTAACCACCTGGTCAATACATTCTGGGAATGTTTATAAATCGCCAAGTTCTGGTAGAGTTGATATGCTATACAGAGATGGAAATGAACTAACATCGGTTGCTGACTTAGCATCAGTTGATAGTGATGGAGAATATTTTTATGATAGCTCCAGCGATGTAGTTTATTTATTTAGTTCTGCAAATCCTTCTACAAATCACACGATTGAAACAGGAAAAGATTTTACAGATTCAGTTAATGAGGCAAGGAATCGTGCATCAGAATTAGTTAGAGCGATAGTAGCAAAACCAATTTACAAGCGTAAAGGAGTTGGCTATCAAGGAGAAACTACAAGAAATTATGATGAGGTTTTAATATTATCTACTGCAGCAATGGCAGTAGGTTTAATGGTTAGACCTTTTGATGTTGATCTTGCAACTGAAATAGAAGAAAAGTATAATAATGAGGGAGATCCTCCAGGAATCTTGCAACTTGTTAGAGATGGGTTTATTAAACTACATCACGAGTTCTCGGCTGATCGTAGCCAGGGCTTAATCGTTCCAGTAAATGTTGATTCCTCTACGACTGGAAGTATTGTTGATATATCTGGATCTCCTTCAAGAACTGACATATTACGAATACAGATAACAACTGGTGGAACTTTAGCTTATGGTTCGGCATCTTCAATTATATATAAGGTAATGGCTTCAGATGATACTGGAGTTCAAACAACTGCAATAGTAGAAGGCGAAACACTTACAGGGAATTATGACACTTTAGGAATGGGATTAAAATTTAAAGCATCTCAAGGAGTTTTTACTGCTGGTGATTATTGGTTTGTAGATGCAATTTCTGGAATCCCTGAAACTCAAAACCCAATTAGAACTTCAACTGCACGGAGATATTAATGGCAATAGTTTTTAAGCCAAATCATAGAAGAATGTTAGATGCCTTAACAGACATTATTTCTTCTGAATTTACAGGAACGCCAGTTTATTACGAAGATCCTGAAAGATTTAAATCAAGATCAGCTCAATTTTTTAGTTTAATTCCAGGTGAAAGCACTTTGATTAATTCTTATTCTGGTGGCTCTTTAAGGGAGTATCAAGTATTGATAAGATATTATTTAAGGAAACCAAGATTAGATAATTACAGAACTAATGTATTTGATTTTATGGCTGATCGTGGTGAAAGATTAATTAGATTGATAAACAATAAAACAAAGTATGATGATGCAATCAATAGTTTTTCTGAATTAGATTTTAATTTTGGAGTCTTAGCAGATGTGTTTTCTTCTATCGTTACTTATAGATGGCACAATGGAAGAATAAATAATATTGATTATAGCCCCTCAAGGTCAGAAAGAGAAGATAAAAGAGACTTACAAATTTTTGAAGCAGATTTTTTGTGTAATGTAATGGAGTTAACATAATGAAAGTAAAAGCAGGATCCCTTTTCAAAAGAATTACGAAAGCTCAGGATTACTTTCGTTTAGGAAAAGAGAATTGGGAAAAATTAAAAAAAGGTGAATCAGTAGAACTTGAACCACTAAATGAATTAGTAGGCAAAGGCTATCTGATCAAAGAAGATAAACAAGAAAAGAAAGGGGATAAATAATGGCAATAGCAGGTCAGCTTTATTCTGGTAAAAAATATCAAGTCTTGTTAGGTCGCCAAACTGCCGCAAGTTCAGCAGCCAATATGGGAACAGCTGAAGATACAGATAGCGAATTTGTAGAACTTGACATGGTTACTGTGAGTGATATTGATTTCACTGGTGGTTTAGTAACGGACAGGACTTTAAGAACAGGGCAACAAGTAAAAAAAGGAACAGATCATTATGTAAGTGAAAAAGGTTCTACAAAATCTTTTAACTTTGAATGGGTTTGTTCACATAAGGAAGGCATTCAAATCCTTCTTGAATTAATTTCAGAAGACACTTCAAGCCCTTATGCAGTCGCAGGGAATCACGAGCCACCAATTTATAATCATGGTGCGGCAACTGGTAAACTTGCAACCATTGTTTTAAAGAATTTAGATGCCGATGCGGCAGCTACTCAATTTAGAACTATGCATAGTGCAGCTTTAACTAATCTAAGTTTTTCAATGGATTCAACTTCCAATGGTGGCAGACTTGTAGCAAGTGGGACTTTTGTAACAGGATACCTTGTTTCAACTGCTGCTTCAAGCGTTACAAATAGTGGAACTCAAACACCTTTTGTAAAGACAATTTTTGATTGTACTACAAAAACAGTAAATGCTGCAGAAGTAGTTGTAAAATCTTTTAATATGGATATTGCTTATCCAATGCAAAGAGTAGGTTATCAAGGTTCAGATGGTGAACCAGAAATGTATTCAAGGTCTGGAGAAATAACTTGTTCTGGATCTATAACTGTTTTATACGATACAAATTCAGATGGCTTTTTAGCAGAAATGCTCGCAAATCCAGCAGCAGGAAGTGCCGCAGGTGAGTCACCAATAGTATTGTCTGATAATGCGACAGTCGGTTCTGGTAATTTTGCTTTTGAAGTATTGCAAGCAATAATAGTAAGTCATAACCTTTCTATTGAAGGTGCAGAAGAAGGCATGATGGTAGAATTAGGATATGAAGGGACAGCAATAGGTGCAGAAAATCTATTTCGTGTAGATATTGATTAAATAAAAGGAGAACAGAGAGATGAAAGTAAAAGCACTTGGAAAAGAATATCAAGTAAAAGACATATCGTACAAACAACGCAGAGACTTGCACAAAGTAAATGCGAAAGCTTTTTGGGATGGAAAAATTGATCCTGAAAGCTATTACGATGTATTAGAGAAAGTTGCAGAAATATCTGAATTAGGCGAGAAAGATTTTAAAGGTCTTTCAATGGTTGAAGTAGATCAAGTCTTGCAACAAGTATTTAGCGATTACATGGGGTTGGAAAAAAACGCAGATGGGGATTAAGTTTTTTTGTATGGGGAACTTATTATAATCTCGAGGCGACTGATCGGTTTTCGGAGTTTCCTTACAAGGCTCAATCCCCTATCTCATTAGAATTTAAGGAGTTTAAAAATGAAGCAGATATTTGGAAAGAAGTTGAAGCGATTGCTGAACTTGCGAATACTTCAAAAACAAGAACTATGGGGAACTTATTATATGATCTTGTGCCTTTATTTGCTTCACCTCCTTTATTCTTTGAAAGCTGGATGGTAGAAATAATGAATGAATATCATTGGATAAAAAACTGGAACATTTCGCCAGGAAATTTAGATGATATTTCAGCTTTTCGTCTTGATTGTTGGACAATAATTGAGAACGAATTAAATCAAATAAATAAAAACGAAAGTAAAAAGAATGGCTAATCGTAGAATATTTGATATAATATTTAATACAAAAGGGACTGACAAAGCCCAAAAAAATATTGGTGATGTTGATGACAAAATTGTTGATTTAGGGGCAACCGCAAAACAAACAGCAACAATTCTTTCTACTGCTATGGCAGCAGCAACTGTCGCAGTGGGAATTAAAGCAATAAAAACTGCAGGTCAGTTTGAAATGCTAAGAGCAAGGCTGAGAGGATTAACAGGAAGTCAAAAAGAAGCTAATAGGTTATTTGAAGAATTTAATAAAATAGCTTCAGAGACTCCTTTTGCAGTAGAAGAAGTAATTGATGCTGGTGCAACTTTACAAGCTTTTGGATTAGACGCAGAAAATCTTTTAACTGGTATTGCTGACCTTGCAGCTTTTATGCAAGTAGATATGTCAACAGCTGCTCAAAACTTTGGTAGAGCAATGAACGCTGGTGCTGGTGCTGCAGATATGTTTAGGGACAAAGGTGTCAATCAGCTTGTAGCTTCTTTTGCAGGTGTGAAAAATGTAACAGAATTAACACTCCCACAATTTCAAGAAGCTTTACAAAAATTTATTATAGATCCTTCGCAACCAGTTGCAGGAGCCACTAAATTGATGGCTGAAACTTTAGAAGGTAAATTTTCAAATGCAGGAGATGCTGTAAACAATCTTGCAGCAGAGTTTGGAGAAAAGCTTTTACCAGTTGTAAAGAAAGCAACTGATATGTTTATTGTTTTAGTTACGAGCCTTGATGTTGATAGACTTACCAGTTATTCTATTGCAATTACAAGTTTATCTGGTGCTTTTGGTGCTTATCGAGTTTCAGTATTGTTGGCAGCTAATGCAACAAAAGTTTTTAAAAATGCTTTAGTCACTTCTGGAGTTGGTCTTGCTATTGTTGGATTAGGTGAATTAGTAAATGCTTTAACAAAGCATAAAGAAAAGCAAGAAGAATCAAACAAAGAAACAAAAAAAGAAGCTGATTTTAGAGGAATAGTAAACAGACACCTTGGAAATAAAATTGAATTGACTAAAGTTGAAAACGAACAAAGTCTTGCTGCTAATGATCTAAGCCTTGTTGGCAATGAATTAACTATAAGAAAAACAGAATTAGAAACAAATTACGCTGAAGTTTCTAAGACAGGCTACGCAGCTTTTGTTGAAGAAAAAATGAAACTTATAGCAGCTGAAAAAACTCAACAAGCCCACATTGATCAATTTATTTTATCTTATCCTAAATTAGCTAAAGAGATGGGATTGGTTACTAAAAAAGAACAAGAACATAAAGCAGCTTTGGTTGCCAGTTCTAATGCTTTTGGAGCAATGGGTTCAATAGCTACTTCAACAAGTCAGCTTTTAGGGGTATTAGCTGGAGGGGATAAACATAGACAAATTCAAGCTTTAGAGATGGCTCGATTTGCAGCTATTGCTAATATTGCTCAAGGGGTTACAAAAGCGATTGCTCAGGGAGGTATCTTTGGCATTGCAACTGGAGCTTCTGTTGCCGCAGCTGGTGCTGTTCAGATCGCAACTATTACTCAGCAAATATCTGACATTAGGGCAGCTCAGTTTGGTATGAATGAGATGATTTCCCAACCTACTTTAATCCTTGCAGGTGAAGCTGGCCCAGAAAGAGTTAATATAACTCCAGCATCAAGACCTTCTTCGGAGCAAGGCAGTGGGGGAATGACAATTAACTTTCTTGGTCCAGTTACAAATAGAGATTTTGTAAGAGATACAATAATTCCAGAGATAGATCGTGTTCAAAGATTGGGATTAGCATAAATGGCTTTATCTAAAGGATCTTGGTCACCAGAATCTGGAATGAGAGAAAACTGGCTTGTCCAAGTTTATGAAACTGACGGGAGTGGTTTTAAATCTTTTTCTTTTTTTGATCAAACAGTAGATAGTGTAGCTTACTCTGGTATAATATTAAATACTCCAAGCATCAGAGAATCTATTAATATTTTTAACTCTACTTTTTCTGTAAGCAATTTAAGTTTAGAATTGCAAGATGATTCTGATTTAAGGCAAGATTTTTTATTTGGGAGCAATTATTATTTAAATGGAGATGTCAAAATATTTTCTTGTTTAGAATCTGGAACAGTTTCAAACCTTAATAATGTTCCTCAAATATATCAAGGCAGATTGGAGTCAGTAAGCCATAATGATAATACAGTTACTTTAAATATTGTAGCTAAAAGACCTTATGATAATGTAACAGTTCCAAAAGTTTATAGTGCTGAAAATGTTGTAGCACCTTTAGTTTATGGGGATTATTCTGGACACAATTCAATTAAGACAAACGGAACTCCAAATAATTGGAGAGCGATTCCTTTTACTAAATTTGATTCAAATGGAATGTCTTTTATAAGTGGAACTATTGCTGAAACTTCCCAGGAGGTTGCTACATATATTCCTAATTATGATATGTTTATAAAATATCATGGAGGAACTTATAATAACGCAACTGCTGGTAATGTTAAAGTTTTTAAGATACCAGTTTCAGGGAAACATATTTATCAGGTAGCACCAGTTTCTAATAGTGCTATTACTACAAGCTCTGAAATAACTGCTGCAAATTTATCTAATACTTATGATTTAGATGACTCTACAGAGGGGACGCTCACTTTTCCTATTGGATCAGTAACCGCAGCAACTTATTCTTATAAAGAGAGATATGTATTTGATAGTGCTTTAGAAATAGGGCAACAAGCAAAAGTCACTTATGATGTAACTGGATATAATAATTTAGATAATGTAAATGTTCAATTAATATTGTTAGATGCTGATGGGGCAAATGCAGGGACAGGAGTAGAAGCAGAAATTGCTGCAAATGCAAGCAATAGAACTTCTAAAGTAATAGCTACGGCAGATGCTGTAAGTGTTGATGTGCTGGTAAAATTTGAATATTCAGCTGGTGCGAGTCCAGCTGCAGTTGTAGAGATCAAAGAAGTTTTTGCTTATATTACAAAATTTAAAGAAGATATTGAATTTATTTATAGTGCAGCAGATGGAGAAACACAAGGATATAAAGGAAGCTCAACCAGAGTAAGTAAGATTCACGAAGCTCATAGATCTTTTGTCCATAATATTTTAGGTGTAGATACAGATGGAGGTGGAAGTGATGATCCAGATGGTTGGTCAGATTTAAACACTTCAAGATCCTCCTGGACTTGTAGATATAATTTATTAGAACCTATGCCAGCAAAGAAATTTTTAGATAAAATTCAATTTGAAGGTGGATTTGTAAGTACGTTTTCAGCTTCTGGAGATGTTAAATATATATATGTAAAAGATTCTTATTCTTCTGCAAACCATACTTTAGATAAAAACGATGTTGCTAACGTAAGTTATTCGCACACTCCTCTTTCAAGTTTAATAACAGACATATTAGTTAATTATGATCCTCACCCAGCCAAAAGAAGAAATTATAGAAGTCAAACAACTGCTTCAGAATCAACAATTAGGTCTAATTACAATATAGCAACTGCTCAGGTAGTTAATTATAATTTAGATGGATTAGTTGGTGGGATAGGTTCTGATTTAACTCCTTCTTCTGCAAATGCTGGTTTTATTAATTATTATGGTAATCTAAGATCTTCACCCAGAGTTATTATAAAAGCTGATGTAGTAAATCCAACTTTATTCGATATGGAATTAGGAGATATCTGCACTTTTTCATCTATGCTTCCTTCAACTGCGTTCAATAAAAGTTTCTCTGGGGCATATTTTATGGTTACATCTTTAACAAGAAATTCAGGAAAATTACAAGCACAATTCATAGAGGTTAGCTAATGGCAATTTCAACAGCAGCATTTGACGATGGAAGTGATGGGGCAAGTAAAGCTACTTTCACTCCAGGAAGGAATCCGAATATCGGTGTCCAATACGGAACTGATTATTCTGGTATTATAAGGAACCAGGCGATTGGTGGGGAAGTTTATACAGTAGAAAGATATGGCAAACGTAGATCTTGGTCTATGACTTATACTTTTTTATCTGCTGCCGATCAAGCAAAACTACAAGCTTTAATAGATTATGCCGATGGAAGAAAAACCTTTTTTTATTTTGCTGAAGATGATTTTGCAAGCAGTGGGGCAAATTCTGTCAAGGTAAGATTCAATCAAGATACTTTTGCATTTGAGGAAGTAGCACAGGGGGCAACCAGCATTACGCTGAATATTATAGAACAATTATAAATTTCTCTCCTCCTCTCTCCTCCTCCCCCCTGAGATCACTTCAAAGGGGGGATTTCTTTAATTTTTGCTCCATATTTACCTCTTAAAGCTCGTTTTATTCTTTTTTTTAATATATATATGATAAAGCAAAAAGCTTCCATTAACATATGAATATGAACCTTATTTAAGAAATAACTATATTTTTTAATTTATTTTAACTTTTTTAATAAAAAGTGTTTCTATATTAGTTTTTTGTGCTATATTACACCATGATGATTAATAATAAACAAACAGTCTTGGAGGACAAAATGAATACAATAATCGAAAAACTAAAACATTCTTTAGAAATAACAAGATCAGAACTAAAAGACGTGTGGTACGATGACAAAACAAGTGTTCTTTGCGAAAGCCTTTTGCAAATTGAAAGAAACTTAGAAGAGGTACTTAAAAGTTTAGGTGCAACAGGATATAAGAGAGCAGCCTTTAAGACAACTAAGAAAATTAAAACAGCAAAGGTGACTATGAATGAAATGGAAATTATTGAAGATATAATTTATTCAGACCATTCAAGCGATGGGCATGGCTTATGTGGATATTTATATTATAGTAATTATGATATGAAAAAATTTAGAGGAGTGATGGCATCTCTTGTAAAAAAAGGTGTTTGCTCATTTGATGAAGTAGATGATGATATGATACAGTCAAGCCCTGCAACCTGGGCTTGTATTCTTGATGAATTTCAAGAAGAGGTAGAAGATAGAATGGAAGCACTATTACTTCCTGAGTCTATACAAAAAAAATGTATTGAATGGAATGGTTATAAACTTGTTAATATAGAGGTAGCGTAAAGCTACCTCGTCTTTAGGAGGACAAATAATGAATAACAAAACAGTAAACTTAATAAATGCAAAATATCCAAATAATAATCTTTTTAATAAAGACGGCTCGATTAATTATGATCATCCTTATTATCATCAGTTTGACAATGTTGATTTTAGCGAACAAAAAATTACTAAAGCTAAATTAATTAAGGAGGATTAATAATGAGATGTAATACAAAACAAAAGTTGATTGGGAAGCAAACAACGCAACAGGCACATAAGAAAACTAATGGCAAATATGATTGGAATCCTGAAACAACTGAATTAGAAATCGTTTATCTTCAGCAGTCTATTTGTGAAAATGGGCATATTCAAGATTGGGGATCTAAAAAACCAATTACCAATATTAAATGGAAATGCTCAAGAAGAATAACGATTAAGGAGGCTATATAATGAGTAATCAAGAATACAACGGATGGACTAATTGGGAAACTTGGAATTTTAAACTCTGGATTGATAACAGCGAAGATTCTTACAAAGCTATAATTTATTTAGCTGAAGAAGTAGAAGGAAGAGCCAATGCTAAAAATGACTTAGCCAAAGAATTAGAATCTTTAGCTAACGATTTATGTGAAGAATCGGTTAGATTTGAAACAGGTTTTTTTGCTGATGTTTGTAATTCAGCAATTAAAAAAGTTAATTTTTATGAAATAGCAGAATCATATTTGGAGGAGTTGTAATGTCAAATAAAAATGGTAAGCTTACTCAAGAAGAATGTTTTAGTTTTATGTTGGATAAGGACAATAAAGAGATTTATCCAAATATATGGGATTTAATTGAAAGGCACTTAGCAATTATTGATAGAGGAGGAAGTCAATATTTAATTGAACAAAATGAGGAGAACAAATAATGAACAAAAGCAAACGTTCTAAACTTAAAGGACATCCAACTAAAAAAATGGTTACTCTTGAAATGATGATTGCAAGATCATACTTGGAGGAGTTATAATGGATAAGGCAATAGAGCGAGAAGGAATAAACGCTTATATAGAAACAGAATTTCCTTTGACTGTATTTAAATCTTGGGATATTGTTTTAGGGTTTTTTAGCGAAGTAAAAAGCAAAACAGATGAAGACTCACAAGAAATATATGACAAATTACCAGAAATGGTTAAAGTTTATCGTGGTGTTCTTGTTAAAGATAATCATAAAAGTAGTATAGGTGTTTCTTGGACAACAGATATTAAAGTAGCTTATATGTTTGCTTTAAGATTCCAGCCATTAGGAGGTAATGCTATTGTTTATGAAGGAGAAATATATAAAAAAGATATTTTATTTTTCACAAATGCGAGAGAAGAATCAGAAGCAATATTAAACCCTGATGATATGATTTGGGTTGAAGAAAAAGAAAATGGAATTTCTTAAACATATATTAGGACTTTGTGGAGAGCCACATGGATTACTGTATATCTTAATGACAGTTGGAGGACTTTCTACACTTATAAAATATATAAAATTAAAGTCATTTAAAAAACCAGGAGGAAAACAATGAAATATATTTTGATAGTTTATTCATTTATTATTACAGTTTTATTTATAGCAGTATGGATCCAGAATAATAATATGTTCAAAGAGATCTTAAGTGAGAGGCAACATTCTCAAGATCTTAGAAAAACTATTTTATCTTACCTAACTAAGAAGTAGATTTAATTATGATAAGAGGACAAAATAAAAGAATTAAAGGGGCATCGTTTCAAATGCAACGTCAGTTGCTTTGTCCTCCAATCATCATCATATCGGTGTCCCTTTTAAATTACTTGGAGGAAGTATGACTATTAAAGAAAAAGATGGAGTTACAATAATAATTCCTAAACCAAAGGATATGAGCATAGATAGATTTGCAACTTTGGTAGCAAGATTAGAAAAGATTGTTGATCAACTTGGAGGAACTTTACATGTCAAAAGCGAATAGTTTCTATATGGCTGATGTTATCTATGATGGATCTGATGGTAATATGCACGGATTAAATATATTTGGAGATAACTTCTTGGAGTTAATTGATAACATAGAATTAAAATCTAAGCACGTTGGCAAGATTGAAGTTTGGTCTGCTTTATATGTCTATGGATCTGGGACTAAACAAGAAACAAGCCAGGTTAAAATGAAAGTTATTGAGACTCTAAAGTCGAGAAAATTATGCTCAATATAATAGAAACATTTAATAAGAACTTTAGCTATTTTATTTTGATCGTGGGATTAATAGCTGGAATAGTAACAATATCACGAGTAATAATGTATATATTTGGAGGATAGAATGGATAATAAGGAATTAGCAAAACTCTACGAATTAAAAGCAGATGACTTTTGGAAACATAAGCAGTCTGGCAAATGGATAATAAGCCATAAAGCAGTTATGAAGATTGCTGATATAGAAGGAGTTGTATTTCACAAGCCAGAAATAATTAGAGATGGAATGACATCTATTGTTTTATATGGCGAAGCTACTTATAAGGAAAAAACGATATGGAGTTTTGGCGAAGCTATGCCAGAGAATTGTAGAATGCCTTATTTTTGGGCGATGGCTGAAAAGAGATTAAAGGATAGATTGACATTAACGCTTATAGATGTTTATGGTGATTTTTATTCTGAAATCGAAGCAGATGAATTTGCTGCTCAGCACTCAGAAATGAAACCAGCAAAACAATATGGTCCACCTTCAGATAAGCAAAAATACAGAGCCAATAAATTAATTAATGAAAAAGTAAGCGATGACGATGAAAGGGCTATGTGGTTTGCAGAAATAGAAAAGCCTAAAGATACCTGGGAAATGTCACAACTTATTGACAAGCTTCAGGATTTATAATGAAGAAGCTACATAAAAAAGTTCTTTATAGTGTAATAAGAATGTATAGAGATCTAATTTCTAAAAAGAAAATTAGTCATAATGGTGCTGCATTTAGAAGAATGATAGAATTGCAAGATAGAATTAAAAAATATTAATGCCTTATCCTATGGAAAGAAATGAGGTTGGATCTGAAACTGGTATTGAACAAGAAGAATTGCCATTACCTGCTGAAATTGAAAAAGTTGAATTTGATTGGTTGGCTTCATTCAAATCTATCTTAAAAAATTTAGTGGATATAGTTAGTTTGCTAATTAAATGGCGATAAAGCGTACTAAATGGGATGTAGTGTTTTCCGACTATATTAGATATAGAGATAATTGGACTTGTCAAAGGTGCAAAAAACAATATGTCGAAAAGAGTCAAGGATTACATTGCTCCCATTTCTACGGAAGAAGATCCTGGGCAACAAGAATAGAGCCTTGCAATGCTATGGCTTTATGCTTTGGTTGTCATCAGCACGTTTCATCTTTTCCTAAAGACCACGTTGATCTATGGGAATCAAAATTTACCAAAGAAGAAAAAGATCATATTAAAGATCTACATAATTTTACCAGAGACAAGTTAGTTAAAAAACGATGGATTGCTACTGAAGAAAATTATAAACTATTAAAGATGATGTTAATGAAATATACGGGAAAATTATAATGGATAGAAAATTTGCATCTGATTTTACTGAGTATCATTACAAAAATATAAGAAAAGATTTGACATTAATAGACATTGACGCATGTCAATATAGAAAAATGAAAGATGGAAAAGAAAGAATTAGATTTATTGAATATAAACATATGAATGAACGCCATGGTCACATGCAGATGGAAGTTTTAAAAAGATTTAAACACTACTTTAACGCTTTAAATAAAATAGCTTCTAAAACAAAATTTGAACTTTTTATGATCACAGCAGATTTTAAAAAAAATCATTTTAATAAAGATTTTATATTAGAAAATAATCATGCTGTTGTATTTAATTTTATGGAAAAAACTACTAAAATAATTAATGAAAATAATTTAATTTCATTTTTAAATTTTAATAAAGAATTTAAAGAACTGGAGGAAAAAATTGGCAAAAAGATTTACGGAATCAACTAAATGGAAAAAGCTTTGGATCAGAAAATTAGATCCTAAATATAAATTATTTTGGTTTTATTTATTAGATAATTGTGATCATGCTGGAATTTACGATGCAGATATTGAGTCAGCTTCTTTTCATATTGGAATTGAGTATAATAAAGAAGAAATATTAGAAGTTTTTAACAGAAAAATAGTTCCTTTTAAAAAAGACAAGTGGTTCATTCCTAAGTTTGTAGAATATCAATATGGAGAATTAAATGAAAACAATCGGGCTCATTTATCGGTTATTAATATTCTTACTAAATATAACTTATTAGGGGCTAATAAGGGGCTTACAAGCCCCTCAAAAGGTGATAAAAATAAACATAAAGTTAAAGCTAAAAGTAAAAAGAATCAATTAGAGGAAATAAAAGAAAATCTTAATAATTTGCAATCTGAATTTCCTACAGTCAATGTTAAATTAGAATATGATAAATTTTCAGATTATTTAGAAGCTAATGGAAAAACTTATAAGAATTATAATGCTGGATTTAAAAATTGGTTAAGGAATGATAGTTTCGGAAAAGCTATAATAGATCCTAAAAAAGTTGAAAGATCAGTAGATGTTATTTGTTCAGAATGTGACTATTCTTTTAAGCAGAAAGCTGGAATAAAAAACTTTACAATATGTCCTAAATGTAATGAACATGGAGTGATGGACGCAATTACTTACAATCTTATGAGGCAACCGGGTGGCTAAAAATGATCATTTAAATTATCTTGAATTAATTTACTATGGAAAAGATTGCCAGAATGGAATTAGATATTCTGATTATAATAAAAACGCTGAAAGAAACGCAGATAGAGAAATAAGAATCTGCACAAAATGTAACAAGGTTCACCAAATATACAATGTCGGACAAGGAAAATATATCCAATTTAATTATAAAGACTTTCCAAGACTCGGAAAACAAAAAGAAAAATGTGCAATCTGTAGGAGATCTGACGGAGAGAAAACTTTCTTTACTTGGGATCGTGGGAACCGCACAGAGCTACCTATCAGTAAATTCAGTCTTGGATATAAAGAGAGAACTATTCGGAACAAAAAGAAAGCTAAACGATCTTGAAAATTGGGAGTTGGGAAAATTAATAAACGTACTAAGGAGTGAATATGCCAGAAGAAAAAAACTACATAAACGGAATGATCATAAAAGAAAAAACCTTTGATAATGGAGGAAGTCAGTTAAAGATTAGCATAAAAGTTTCAGAGTTCATTGAACAATTAAAATCAATAGAAGATAAAGATTGGGCAAACTTAATTGTATCAAGAAGAAAAGAACCTTCAGATAAAGGTGTTACTCATTACGCCTTTGAAGATCCTTGGAAACCTAATAAAGCTGATCAACTTATGACGAAATATGGATCTGAAGAATCTAAAAATGATGAAGATGAATTGCCGTTTTAATTATGTCATTTTTTAAACAAGCAGGAAGACACGAGTTGGAGGATTACTTGAAAGAATATATTAAAGATGAAAGAACATTGCGCGTATTTAGAACAAAAAACGTAAAATTACCAGAAAGATCCGGAAGAAATGCTGGTTTTGATTTTTTTGTTCCTAATGATTTTAAAAAAACAACCATAAAAAGTTTGCAAAATATAAATATTCCTTCTGGCATAGTTGTTAAAATGCCGCCAGGTCATGCTCTTGTTGCTTTTAACAAAAGCGGAATGGCGGTAAATAACAATTTACAGGTTGGAGCTTGTGTTGTAGATGAAAACTATACTGGAGAAATTCATTTAAATATTGTAAATTTAAAAAAGAAAAAGTTTGAAATTAATCCTGGTATGAAATTAGTACAATTTGTTTTAATTAAAGTAAATTATGCTGTAGTAATGGAACATGATTACATTTCAGAAATGTATAAAAAAGAAGATCATCAAGAACGAGGTGACAAAGGATTTGGGAGTACTGGAATATGAAGTCAATTTTTAAAGAAGCTGATGAAATAGTAAATAAAAGATCATCTGAAAAAGAAAGGCAATATGGTCCATTTTCAGAAGGAATGGAAAGAGCTGCTAAAATAGCATCAGGATGTACTGGAAAAGAATTAGAAGCAAGAGATATTTTTCTTATATTAATTGCTTTAAAACTTTCAAGAGAAAGTTATAATCATAAAAAAGATAATATACTAGATGCTATCGCTTATCTAGGAGGACTACATAACTATGAAGAGGATAAAAAAAATGAAAAAATATAATCTAACACAATTAAACCCTGAGACTACTTTTGAGCGCCACGTGTTCCATAGAGATCAGTTTGCTCATTACTTAAGGTGGACCCATGTTTTAAAAAAAGCTAAGATAGGACAACGAATTTTAGATTATGGAAGCGGTTCCGGTAATTTAGCTGAAGTGTTTTATAGAAATAGATTTAAATGTGATCAATACTGTGGGTTAGAGTTTAGATCTAAAACTGTTGATCAAGCTAATCTTAAATATGAAAATGTAGATTGGATTAAGTTTTATCAAAAAGATATTATAGAAGATGATCTTTCAGAGTTTGGAAACAATTGGGACATGATAGTTTCTTTTGAAGTCGCTGAACATATTGGTAAAAATAATATTGATAAATATTTAAAAAACGCTAAAGATCTTATGAATGATAATACCGTTTTTATGATTTCAACTCCGAATTATAATGAAAAAGTTGGAGCTGCCGCTAATCATATATATGATTCACAAGATGGAAGAGGTGAGGTTTCTCAAGAGTTTTATCATACAGAATTAGAAGATCATATAAAAAAATACTTTAAAATTACAGAAAAATATGGTACATTTGCTAGTCAAACACACTATAAAAACAATTTAAATGATTG